GGTGATGCGGTGGGCGCTGATGCAGGCCAAAGGGGTTCAGACGGTTTGCGATCCATTTATGGGGTCGGGGACAACTGGCGTGGCCTGCGTAATGGAGGGTTTGCAGTTCGTCGGCATCGAGCGCGAACGCAAATACTTTGACATAGCCTGCCGCCGAATAGAACAAGCCTACGCACAGCCACGGCTGTTCGAGGACGCAAAAGTCGGCGCTGGCGATACGGCGGTGCAGGGCGACATGCTTTTGCCTGCCAACGCCATAGCTCAGGGGCGCGAGCATAGCGAGCGTCCCGCTGGAGCGGAGGGTTAGGCATGACTTACGAAGAATGCAATGGAACGTGCGACCACTGCGATTGCGAGTGGGCAACGATTGGCGCGCACGATTTTGACGACGACGGGTGCTGCACCAAATGCGGTTTTGATGTATCGGAATGGCACTGGTGGAAGCACAGCACCTATGAAGGCAGGGCGCAACCGGAAGCAAAAATGCCACGGTGCAAAGTGCCTAACGCACAAGGTAACCGGACTTGCGCGGCTTCATGCGCAAGTTCCGGTTGACCGACGGGTTATACGTCTTGGGAAAGAAAGCGAAATGATTCACTACCACGGACTACCGATAACGCCAGCGACAGCAGCTCGGGCCGCTGTGAGCGGTGGGCATGCGTTCGTTTCGTTCCGCTACCCCGACCAGTTGGGCCTTGTGCTTGAGGTTTGCCAGTCCTTCGCGGTGGATAACGGCGCGTTCTCGGCATGGAAAAGCGGCGAGCCGGTGACGGATTGGAGCCGCTATTACGTTTGGGTCGCGGAGTTGCAGCGCTACCCGAATTTTGACTTTGCAGTGATACCGGACGTGATTGATGGCGATGAACAAGCCAATAATGCACTCGTGGCTGAATGGCCTTGGCGGGGAACGGCAAAGAGCGGGTGGGTCGGCGCTCCAGTCTGGCACATGCACGAATCTATTGACCGGCTTCAGCGCCTTGCGCGGGAGTGGCAGCGGGTTTGTCTCGGCAGCAGCGGACAGTATGCCACCGTCGGCGATGCCCGATGGTGGGGCCGAATTGCCGAAGCGATGAACGCGATTTGCGACAAGAACGGGAACCCTGTGTGCAAGTTGCACGGCCTGCGGATGCTGAACCCAGATGTGTTTTCGCGCCTGCCGTTCGCCAGCGCAGACAGCACCAACATCGCGCAGAACGTGGGGATTGATTCGGCCTGGCGCGGAACCTACACGCCGGCAAGCAAAGAGTGTCGGGCGCTGGTGATGCGCGAGCGGATCGAGAGCCACCAGGCGACGACGTTTTGGGAGCCGCAAGCCGTGCAAATGGTGATAGCGGCATGAAGACGTATAACGTGTAGCTAAGGGGCGATGCGCGGCTTTATCGCGCAGCGTCCCGTGGAGGCCGAAGGCCGGAACGAACTTGAGCGGAGAGTTAGAAGGCGATGGCGAAGAAGCAACCGACAGGATTTGTGGCGACGTGCCAATGCGGAGTTGTTGTTGGCGCGATGGATTACACGCGCACCGGCCGAAAAGACGCCGGCCAGATGCTCGGCAAGTGGCTGCACGATGGCTGCACTGTTGAGCCACGATTTGCAGGGACGTGGAAGGTGACGGTTGATGCATGCCGGTGCGAGCCTTCTAACGAACCTAGCTAACCGGCGCGGGCGGCTTTATTGCCCGCGTCCGTGTTGAGCGACGTGTTAGGGGTTTTGAAAAGTCGGCGCTGGTGACACGGCGATGAAAGGAAAGCAGTGAATGAGTTGGCTCTTTTCGCGGGCGCTTCCCTTGATGCAATGACGTTCGCTGTTGCTATTCCCGTACATCGGCGTAAAATGTGCGAATGGACAAAAAGTACCGATACGGCGAAGAGCGAAAATGTGCCATCTGTGGCAAGGAGTTCTCTCCAAGGGATAAGGGAAGCCAGCAGCAATGCTGCTCGAACGCATGTCGTGGTGTTCTTCAAACAAGGAAGGCGACACGCGCCTGCGCTGTCTGCGGTAAGGCGTTTCTGCCGTCTCGCCCTGGATACGAAACATGTTCCCGCGAATGTGGAACCGTTCTTCGCCTGTCTCGCAGGAAGTTTGACCCCATGGTCGAAGTCCGAAACAGGCTTGCCGTGTTTTGTTGCTCACTCATTGCAAGATGCTTGCGGAACAAGACTGACAGAACGGCATCGCTTCTCGGGTATTCGGTTGAGGAATTGCGGGCTCACCTTGAGGCGCATTTCGAGTTTGGAATGTCATGGGAAAACTACGGGAAGGGGCTTGACGAATGGAGCATAGATCACTCGCGCCCGATCTCGTCGTTTCCGATGACAACGACGCTGGCAGAAATCAATGCGCTGAAGAACTTGCGCCCAATGTGGCACAGGAAGAACTGCGCGAAGAAAAACAAGTGGGAGGGCCAGTAAATTGCAGCGACTCCGAACTCTCCATCTATTTGCAGGCGCTATTGACGCAAGAAGCAAATAAGCGTAACATTCTCGCATGGATACTAAAACGTGCGGAAAATGCAGTACAACGAAGCCAGTCGCTGATTTCTATCAGTCAAACGGTATTGCCAAATCTTGGTGCAAAGATTGCTCCAAGGATTACCAGAAAGACCTTTACAAGAAAGACCCGCAGCGTGCCGTGGACCGGTCAAGAAACTGGCGGGAGAAGTACGCCGATAAAGTATCTGCCAGAAGGAAGGAAAATAGACCGGCGGCGTACTTGTATGAACTACGAAACAAGTACGGCCTTAGTAAAGATGACGCGACCCGCCTGCTCTCAGAGAATGGTAGTCACTGCGCGGTATGCGGCATTCAATTCAGCGATAAGTCAAAAAGAAGTCTCGACCATTGCCACGAAACCGGGAAAGTTCGAGGGTTTTTGTGTCGGCGATGTAATTCTGTTTTGGGGCTTGTAAACGATGACCAAGCAATCCTTGGAAAGCTCGCCAAGTATCTCGGGAAGCACGGGAAATGAACCTGTCAACTGCACAGCCTGCGAGCTTGATGAATTTCTCTGCAACCTGGCAGAAGGGTATCTGCCATGCGTAAGCTCAGAACTATGCACCTCTTCGCCGGCGCTGGCGGAGGGATTCTTGGTGACCTACTACTCGGACACCAGCCCGTCTGTGCAGTCGAAATCAATGAGTATTGCCAGCAAGTCCTATCAGCGCGGCAAAAAGACGGCTGTCTTCCATGGTTCCCCATCTTTCCAGATGTCACGCAATTTGACGGGACAAGATGGAAAGGATTGGTCGATTGCGTGGCTGGGGGCTTTCCGTGCCAAGACATCAGCAGCGCCGGCAAGGGAGCGGGAATTGACGGCGAACGATCCGGCCTATGGGGGCAGATGGCGCGAATTGTCGGTGAGGTACGACCGCGATTCGTGTTCGTGGAGAACTCACCGCTCCTTGTGGGACGAGGACTTGCCCGAGTACTCGGTGACGTTGCCGGCCTGGGGATGCATGCACGATGGGGAACTCTGGGAGCGGATGACCTGGGAGCGCCCCACTACCGCAAGCGGCTGTGGCTGGTTGCCTACGCCGACCAAGACGGATGCGAATGGCAGGACGTACCACTACAGCCGGGGCGACAAGACCAAGGCCGTGCCGTCGCTTCTGGGGGTTGTGAAGCTGCTGCCGACGTCCGCAGCGACCGACTGGAAGGGGCAATACACCTGGGAGACTGTGAAGAAGCGCATGGCGATGGCGCGGGGAGTGCGGCTGCTCGAGGAACTGAGCCGCGGGGTTGGCAAAGCGATCATCCCGAACCCGGAATTCTGGGAATGGATGATGGGCTGGCCGATTGGAAGCACCGCATTGCAGCCGCTGGCAATGGACAAGTTCCGGCAGTGGCGGCTGCTGCATGGCGGATTTTGACGCACAACGTGTTTTAGGGATCAGTTTTGCGCCCTAACTTGATGCGCAGACCGCCACCAGCGACAGCGGCTTGGTGGTGAGCGCGCGGGCCAGGACAATACAAAAGTCCTCACATTGATTTGACGGGCGCAGAAGAGCGAGTCGCCACATTGCCCGCGTGCTCAACCACGCGCCGAATACCCTCGACCGCCGTCAACGCATCGCGCAACGCCCGCTCGAGCGCCAACAAGTGTTCGGCAAGACGGATTCGCTCGGCGTCTCTCATCGATCGCTCAGGTGGTGGGATGCGGCGACGGGATCGACACCCTCGCAGGCGTCGCAGGGACACGGGTTCCGTGGCTTGTCGTCACCGATCACCTCGCCCTCGAACGACCACAGGTCGAGCCAGGCACGCCATAACCCAATCTTCAGGTGCCGCTCTTTGGTCTTGGCGGCCGGAACGAACTGTGTGATGACCAAGCAGCGCGTGCGGTGCAAGAAGTGTGGAATCCAATTGACAGGGTGGCACTTTCGGCGCGGGAACATATCGGCCAGTTGGGACCGGCGAACGATGATCGACCCGCCTTCGGCCCACCACTTTCGCAAGGCATAAACAAAGCAATTTGAGCGCACCCACGCCTGCCTATTCCGGCGCGTCGACGCTCTTTTTGAACACGCCGCGCGCGTTATAGACCGAGACCACGCTGCCGATCAGCGCGGCGATGGTCGGCCAGACGTCCTCGAACCTCACTTCGAGTTCCTTGAACGTGCCGAAAGCCGCTTCCAGCGCGGCGCGGACGATGGCCAGCTTCTGCGCGCCCTGCCCCTGCTCCGGCATCAACTCCTCGGCCTGCTTGATCAGCGCGATGATGCTGGCCCACAGCGCCGAGACGATCTTGATCGCCAGAATGACCTTGTTCATGCTGCTCTCCTTTTCAGAAACGACATTGAATCTTGATGGCGGCGCCATCGATGCGATCCCACACGGTCACGCCCTCAGCCGGCGGAATCATGTGCAGGCTCACCGCCGGCCGGCAATCCCACTCTCCGGCTGGTGGCGAGGACGAAGTACGCATTGAGCAGGCCGCCAACAGCAGCGATGCCGCCAGCGATGGCCAGAAGGTCGTCATTCGACACCTCGATCGGCAGAAACGGCGCCAGCGCGCCCAGG